AAGAGAGACAGAAAATGAGGAAATTGTGGAAAACACAACACCTGAATCTGTTGCGACTGAGGTAACAGAGACCCCTGCGGTTGAAGCCTCTGCTCGTCCAACAGTAGCAGCACCTATTTACACTAAGCCTCGCTTAGAGTTCACAAAAGAGAAGTTCCTAGAAAACACACTTCGTGCGCAATACCTAAATGATGACGCAGCTCGTCAATACATTGCAGCAGCAGCAGACACAACTGACAACGCAGGACTTATCCCAACTCGTCAGTTAACTGAAGTTATCAACCCATTGTCAAACGCTGATCGTCCATTTATTGATTCAATCTCATCAGCAGCATTGCCTGACGCTGGAATGACTTTTGAAATTCCTAAATTGACACAAGCACCAACAGTTGCAGAAACAGCTGAAGGCGCAGCACCTTCTAACACAGACCAAAATGTTTCTTTCCTGACAGTAAATGTTAAGAAATATGCAGGTCAACAGCAATTCTCTGTCGAATTGTTAGATCGCTCATCACCAGCATTTTTTGCAGAGCTAGTCCGTCAAATGGAGTTTGCTTACGCAAAAGCAACTGATGTCGCAGTTGGAACAGCTTTAATCAATGGTGGAACTGACGGCGGAAACCGCACAATGTCAGCAGCTAATATCCAAGACTTTATTTCAGACGCAGCAGTTTCCATTTACAAGGGAACACTTGGCTTTGGTCAAAATATCGTAGTATCACCTGAGCAATGGGGTGCTTTAATGGGTCTAGTAGACGGTTCAAATAGAGCTGTGTTTACACAAACAATTAACCCACAAAATGCTTCAGGTAACCTAACACCTACAAATATCCGAGGCAACATTGGCGGATTGAACCTTCGTGTTTCAACAGCATTAACTGACGGTTCAGGAATAGGCGATAACACAATTATTGTTGTCAACCCTGAGTCATACACATGGTACGAGTCAACCAAGTACCGTTTAGAAACCAATGTAATTGCTTCAGGTCAAATTTCTGTTGCATATTACGGTTACGGTGCAGTAGCAACTAAGGTTGCAGCTGGTTCATACCTATGGAAGGTTGCATAAACTTCCGTTAAAGGAAATAACTGTATAGGGGCGTTGGAAGCCTTCGCCCCTATACTCTAAGAAAGGAAAACATGGCAGCAACAACACCAACAGTCGCCGAACTTCGTAGCGTGCTGGGTATTGGGTCTCTTTATACAGACGCCGTTGTTGATGAGTGTGCGCAAGCTGCTCAAGATATTGTTTCCTCGTATTTATGGAGAGACGAACTTAACAATTACGCTCACAGTAACATTGTTGGCAGCGGCACATTATATTTTAATAACTCAGTAAGAAACATTTTTTATGTTGGTCAGACTGTAACAATCTCAGGTAACGGCGCAACTTTTAACGGAAGTAAAGTTATTACAAGCATGACCGATTTTAGTGTTACAGTAACGACCTCGCACTCAACAGCTGAGGCTATTCATGCTGTGCAACCTTATGGCACAGTAGCAGGGTCTACATATACAAATTATGCAACAGTTAGTGCTGTTAGAGAAGCTGCGCTAATGGTTGCTGTGGACATTTGGCAATCACGCCAAGCAAGTAACTCAACATCAATTACAGCAGATTTTCAACCTAGCCCTTGGCGTATGTCAGCCAGCCTGATCGCAAAAGTAAGAGGTTTGTTAGCACCGTACTTAAGTCCTAACAGCTTGGTTGGCTGATGACTGTCGCCGTTACGACACTCAGGTCAACCCTTGCGACAGCGCTGGAAAACGCTGGGGTGTGGCAGGTCTTTTCCTTTCCACCTGCCTCACCCATTGCAAACTCAGTAATCATAAGCTGGGATTCTCCTATGTTAGAGCCAAGCAACAATCAATATAACATTGCACCTAAAGCCAATCTAACAATCACCTGCATTGTCCCTATGTTGGATAATCAAGGTGGGTTGATACAATTAGAGGATATGGTTACAGGTGTATTTACAAAGTTAGCCGCTTCAACATTGAAGCTAAATGTGTCAAGCGTTTCAGCACCTGCGGTATTAGCTGAAGCACAAGAAATGCTAACTGCCACAATCAATGTAAGCGCAATCACGAGCTGGAGTTAATATGAGCAACGAATATACTATTCCTTCCGAGGATAAGGCTTGGCTTGAAAAAGTCGGGCAAATAGCACCACAAACCGAAAAGCCAAAAATCGTAAAGAAAGACGAGGAATAACCAAATGGCTGTATTTCTAAATAACAAAGTAGGCGTTAAGGTTAACTCAGTTGATCTTAGCGACCATGTGACAGCGGTCACACTAAATAGATCCTTTGAGGAACTAACCGTCACAGCCATGGGAGACCTTGGCCAAAAATATGTCAAAGGCTTAGAGGCTTCGTCTGTGACTATCAGCTTCCTAAATGACACAGCAGCAGCAAATGTACTAGCAACCCTTCAGGCTGCATGGGGTACTAATGTTACTGTTGTACTACTACAGGAAAAAGGCACAGCTGTAAGTGCAACCAATCCTTTGTACACAATGACCTGCTTGATCAACAACACTACCGATATTAACGGTTCTGTAAGTGATCTAGCAGTACAAGATTTAACTTTCAATGTTAGCGGCGCAGTAGCGGTTGCTACGACAGGTACTTTCTAAGGAGTAAAATGTTAGGACTTAAAATCACCAAGGCTTCAGGTGAGGAATCTATTTTGGAAATCACACCAGCGATTGAGTACGCATTTGAACAACATTGGAAAATGGGCTTCCACAAATACTTTAGAGACGAGGAAAGACAAACTGGTCTCTATTGGGTCTGTTGGGAAGCCCTACGCCGTTCAGGAGAAACTGTTAAACCTTTTGGTGAGCAGTTTCTAGAGACCTTGAAAAAGGTAGAGATTGTAGACGCTGATACCCCAAATGGGTAACGAGGTATGACCTCACTTATTTAATTGCTTCATTAGCAGTTGAGACAGGCATACCTCACAGCGAGTTTATTAACATGGATAGGTCAATGTTGTTAGCAACCTTGGCGTATATGAAGGATAGGGCTAAACAAATTGAGCAGCACAGTAGAAGTAAAAGGCGGTAAAGCCTTACTTCTTGCACTCAAAAAGTATGACAAGGATTTAGCCAAAGACTTAAACAAACAAATGGCAAGTTACTTACAGCCTGTAACAAAAAAGGCTAGAAGTTATCTACCTACCCAAGCCCCTCTATCTAGCTGGGGCAAAGAGGTATCAAGCATTGAGACTATCAATTACAGACCTTTCCCAAGGTATAACGGTCTTAAAGCTCGTAGAGGTGTTGGTTATACAACTACACCAAGTAAGCCAAACAAAAAAGGCTTTATTTATTTTGCGCAGATATTTAACTCAGAAGCAGGCGGCGCTATTTACGAAACCGCTGGGCGTAAAAATCCTAACGGTCGCCGTCCAGTTATGTCTACCAACTTAAAAGAGTACGGCACAGTTTTTGCAATGGAAGGTCAAAAGAGAAGTAATAAGAGCTTTAACTCAAATAACCCTTTTGCTGGTTACCAGTTTGTTAATAGTATGCCTGATGTCTACAAGGTATCACGCAAGGCTAATCAATCGGGTCGCCTAAGTCGTAAGATGAACGGACGGGCTATTTTTAGAGCATGGGGCGAGACTTACGGCAAGGTAACCCCACAAATTATTAAAGCAATGCAGACAGCCAAAACTAAGTTTGATTCAGGAAAGAGAGCAGCCTAATGGCAAAAACAGATTTATCCGTCAAGATTGGTGCTGAGTTTGTTGGTCGTGCTGCGTTCAATACAGCTGAGAAAAGCGTAAAGAAATTAGGCAAGCAGGTCTTAGCCCTAGCAACAGGTGGCGGTATCCTTGCATTTGGTAGATCAGCAGTCAACGCATTTTACGAGTCAGAAAAATCTGCTAAAGCATTATATGGCACACTAAACAATTTAGGTCTAGCCTTTAAGCAAGATGAGGTCAACAAATATGTTGACAGGTTGAGTTTGGCTACAGGCATTGTTGATGAGCGCCTTAATCCTGCTTTACAGGTATTACTTCTAAATACTAGAGACATTACTAAATCACAAGAATTGTTAGGCGTAGCCCTAGATATATCAGCTGCCACAGGTATTGATCTGCAACAAACTTCTACAGCTCTAGCAAAAGCATACAACGGTGAGCGTGGTGCATTAGGAAAGTTAACCTTAGGATTTACCAAGGCTGAATTAGGTGTCAAAGACTTTGACGCTTTGTTAAGTCAATTAGCCTATACCTTTCAAGGACAAGCTTCAGCTGCCGCTTCAGGTTTTACAGGCGATATAGACAAATTAAAAATTGCAGTAGATCAGTTCAAGGAATCCATTGGAAAAGGTATTGCAAAGGGTTTAACTGACGAGACAGGCGATATGAGTAACGCCGCTACTGCTATTACTAGTATAGGTGACGCCTTCGGCAAGTTAATAGAATTAAACTTAAAATATGGCGGAATAAATCTATTTAGTCCAGATTTTTACAAATCATTATTGGCTACCCCTAAAGTGCCACTTGGTGCAAATTTCAAATATGACTTTGGTGTTGGTGCTGAACAGGAAATGGCTAATCACAGACAAAGAGTCTTAGACGCTCAAAGATTAAAAATAGAAAAGCAACAGTTAGCCGCACAACAAAAGTTATTAAAAGCACAGCAAGACGCAGCCAAGATCAAAAAGTCATCAGGCTTATTGGACATTGAGCAGGCTAACATTTTGGCAGCATTACAGGGAAAGATTACAGCTAACGAAAAGTTACGCCTAGAATTACAACTAGCACTACTGACTGGTAACGCTAAAGAGGCTGACCGCCTAAGCAATGAGTTGCTGTTGTCTCAGGGTCGCATTACAGGACTTGCAACCTTTATCTCTAATTTACCTAAGGCACTTAACCCTTTTGCTGACTACCCAGCCTATGTTTTAGCAGCACTTGCAGAATTGGCTAAATTGGCAGCGGCTCAAAAGTCATTAGGTAGTCAACAAACTTCAGCAACTGGTGGAACTTCAGTAGATGAGTTTGTAAAACTTGGTATTAACACAGGAGTTGCCCAAGGTTTAGTTGCCTCCTCTGCTCGTATGCAAGCCCAAGCAGACGCATATTTCAAGGCTAATCCAAATATTGATCGTATGACAGGTGCTGTAATAAATGTGCAGGTTGAGGTCGGCGGTCAACAATTAACTGACATTGTAACTACTCAACAACTTAATAACTCTGCTTCAGGGTCACAGTCTAAGTTAAATAGATTGTCTCTCATAGACTAATGGCACTACCAGCAACGCTTAATGTAAGCCTTAACTTTAACTCAGGCGCAACCTTCGGTAACCCATTTACCATAGGCGACCCTGTTAACGGTAGGCTTGGCTTCGGTATCCTTGGAGACGGCACAGCACCTGCATTAGTTATCGATGTGACTGATGTCACACGCAGTATACAAATTAAGCGTGGTCGTAATATCCTTAGAGACACATACGAGGCTGGAAGCGCAACAGTCAGAATCTATGACCAAGACGGCAGATTCAACCCTCAGAACACAAGCTCAGACCTATACGGGCAACTCACACCTTTACGCAAACTAAGAATCTCAGCCACCTATGCTGGCACTTCGTATTACCTATTTAGCGGATATACAACAACCTATGCCTATACCTATGACCAAGCAGAAAATGTGTCCTATGTAGATATAACAGCTGTTGACGGTTTCCGTTTGTTTAACCTAGCCAACATTACAACCGTCACAGGCTCAGCCAATGGTGACGACACAGGTGAGCGCATAGGCAAGATATTAGACACAGTAGATTTTCCAAACAGTTTAAGGTCAATAGAGACTGGCAACTCACTTTGTCAGGCTGACCCTGCGACAACTCGCACAGCCTTAACTGCAATTATCAATGCAGAGTTTTCTGAGCAGGGTGCTTTTTACATGGACGCCGAAGGTCAGGCAGTATTTAAGAACAGAGCCAACACTATTAGTTCAGCTGGTGGCACACCTATTGAGTTTAATCAGACAGGCGATATACCTTACAAAAACCTAAAGTTTGCATTTGATGACAAACTTATTATTAATCAAGCGACAATTACAGCCATAGGCGGTGTGGCTCAATTTGCTGAGGACGCAGGTAGTGTTGCTACTTACTTCCCACATAGCGTTAACTACAATGATCTAATCGTGCAGACAGACACAGACGCCAACAACATTGCCCGTATCTATGTGGCTACTCGATCAGACACCACTATCCGTATTGACGAGATGACTGTGGATTTATTAGACACAGCTGTGCCTACTGGCACAATGCTAAACATTGACTATTTTCAAAATGTTGATATATCCAATATCCAGCCTGA